CGCCCGCAACCGGAACCGTGTTTGCCTTATCGAATCCCATATGCTCGGCCGCACGACTCATAAACTTGTTGAGTCGCAAACCGCAATCGGGCTCGTCCGACCGGTGGATAACATCCCAAAGGAATTCGCCCGCCGTTCGATACGTGAAATCCTTAGCGACAATCGTAGGGTCGAGAGTGCGGATTCGATTCTTAGCCGATTCGGCCAATTCGAGATTCTGCGTCAATCGGTCAATATCATCGTTGAGCGAACGGACCCTAGCCTGTGCACTCTCAATCGTTTGGTTATCCGATTCGAGGAGATCTCGCCCCTCATCCTCGGCAATACCGGCAATCTGATCAATAAGCGCCATCTTTGTGTCACGCTCATCGAGCAACCGCCGCACCATTGAATCAACGGCCATTTTGAAACTCCCATTAGGATAAGTGAATATCAACTAAGGGATGCCGTTCCCCGATTCAATTGGGGCCGATATTCTCGATCGAAATATCGGGGGCAATTGCTGGGGCGGGATGCCTACTCGCTCTTATCTAGCGCATCCGTGCTCGGGTGGTCAATTCGTTCTTTCACAATTTCCTGTTTTATGTGTCTACGAATGATCCGCTCCGAGGCGTTGAATGTCGTACCTATCAACCGTAGGCAAGTGATAACCCCGATCGTGAATCCGATAGCGAATGCTCCCGCCAGGGATGCATTCTCGACCATTCACAAAACCAAGAAACCGAGAGCGAGAAATCCGCCGCCTAATGCCAGTAGGGATGCCGCTACCGGGCGAGTAATCGAAACTACCCACGGAACTACGGCAGCGATAGCAAACGCAATTATGGCAATGAGGAAAAATATGTCAGCGGCATCGAAATTACCGCTAGCGATTTCGGCGATCATACGTAGTTCCCCCATTCATCGGTACCGTCGGGTCGGGGACCGGTAACGACTCCCATTGCCGCAAATTCGCCCGGTTCAACCGTTACCGCATTCGGGTCAACGCCATTCTTGCCGCATAATGAAATAGCGCCATTCCACATTCCGTCGTCGGTAATAAACAGCTTTGTTCCGCCCGAATAGCACAGATACAGCGCCGGTCCATTCGATTGGTAAATACCTTTCAACATTTCGTCATCGTCTCCGATTGTTGGGGGCGGAATTGGTCCGGGCGATTGTCCCGCACGGCGGAGACATTCCGAACGAATATCATCGAGGGACCATGTGCCAGAGCTATTAACCGACCGAGGTTTCCACGGACCTTGTACCGCTTCCGCTCGGGCGGGATCGATCTTTCTATCTGTCCAGCCATTACCGGTACCGAGAGCGTGACTGAAAACGTCATCGGGACGGTTGCCTAATTCACGGTTTATCGCATTACTAGCGGCAAAGTAGTTATCGATCTGAATTTGCGGCCATGGCTCGCCAACGCCATTATTCGCAACCTCAATCGCTACCGTGCGAGTGTTGGCCGAATCGAGCGGAATCGTTCCCCTCGATAACGTTAACGGTCCACCCTTTCCGGCGGTATTTGCCGCTCCCGCCGCAACCAACCAAATCGAACCATCTCGCATAAGTGTCATATTGCCGACGGGAGCATCATCACAACCGTTGATTTGCCAGGCAATATCATTCGGGGGAGTTGTGCTCGATGCCGTATGGTGCCATTGAATACCGAGGGGAGTTTCCGGAAATCCACCGGAGCTACGGGCTCGGGTTTGCCAACCATCGATTCCGTAACCGGAATCGACAACAGGAATACCGGCGGCCCGCAAAACGTCGGCTAACCAAGTGAGATAGATACCGCTCATCGAATTGCCCCCTGCCGCCGGAGCCATTCGAGCACTTGCACGAAAATGACAATTGCGAGGGCTTTTTGCGGGGGAGTCAAATCGTCCCAATTAGGTTGGGAATTATCCACCTCGTTACGATATTTATGAAACCTAATCGCTACTTGCTCGGCATCGGGCGGTTCGGTATCGAAAGCATCGTCGTCGTCGAAATCGCCGAAATCACTCACTAACATTCGCCTTCATGCGGGCCCGTTCGGCATTCAACCAATCCCGAACCGATTGCAATTGGGGAGTATCGGGAATCGGGTCGTTTGAGCGAATGGAATCGATGCCCGCTGAAACGTAAGCGGGAGTAGCGGTAGCGGCAACGTGGGCGATATGCACTTGCACTCGGGAGACGATTCCATCGATAATTCTCGGCGGGCGAGTATCACGGAACATAACCGATAACCCCGTATGCGATTCCGTGAGTACCGATCGAATCTTAGTCATCCGGTCATCGTCGTAAAGCCTAAACGTTGCCCATGCGCCATCATCGGCGTCCGTCATTTCGGTAGCTTGCCCGATCATCGAATCGAAGTTATCTTTATGATCGATCAATAGCGGTACAAATAGGTTGCTACGTTTCGAGGTACCACCTCGGGCGATGAATCCTTGCACCATTGCCGCCATTGAATGGGCGAGGAATTGCTCTCGATATCGGACAACCTCGTTACGGGTTTCATCGAATTCGGCAATATCCGCAACCTCGCCATAGGGAACGATTCGCCCATGCAACGTACGTCCATCATCCTTCATCGAGAAATCAACGGAACGAATAAACGTGTCACTCATGCGATAACTCCCGTGAGATCTGTAACGGTTGCGGGATCATTCGGCACTAACCGATTACCCATACGAATTTCGTCGATCGTTTTCGCCCGGTTGCCATTCTCATCGATGAGGTTAAATAGGATTGCATCGGTACGGGCTCGGGTTTCGTCATCGGGTTTAACGTAATCGTCCCTATTGAATTCGAACCTTGTGCCACGAGGCAAAAGCCAATTAGACATCGCACTCGCAACCGCTGCCGCCGCCGTTCGTAACGTCATGCGCCAGTGAAATTCGAAAATGCTATTCGCATTTGAATATGTGAGTCCGTCGGGGGAGGGCAAGCCAACTAAATAGGGAGGAACGCCAAATGCAGCGGCTATACGGGTTTCATCGAAAACCCGTTGCTCTAGCATCATCATTTCACGAGGGGAAACCGTGAGGGTTTCTAATTCGAGTGTTCCCGAGAGAACGGCGGGAGCACCTTGCCTATTCGTCGCTCCCTTTATCCATGCGTTTTGCAAATCACGAGATTCGGTACCGTTGAGTTTCCGTTGTGATTTCAATACCGCCCATGGAATTCCGCCCCTGGTAGCGAGATTTTTATTCATCGTTTCGAGAGCGGCGGCAGATAGGACCGATTGCCCGCACCATTCGAGCGGCCCGATGCCTCGGAGATTCGTTGGGCGAGTTTGATACTTGATATGACAGATATCGTCCCGGTCGTAAATCTTGTCGCCCATCGAATACGTGATATCGCCGTTTCGCCATTCGATATTTACGAGAGCCGGATTTAGAACTACGAATCGAGCTACGGAACCGATTCCATTTGGTCCTAAACCATCCTTGTATCGACCGGTACACCATAAGATAACTTCACCACCTTGAAAGGTGTTAAATATCTGTTTGGCGCATTCGGTCCAATCCGAATACAACTCGGGCTCCGGGTTGTTTGACCATTCGGGCAACGGAACTACGTTAACACCCTTAATTCCGTAAATGGGGAACGATGCCAATTGCCTCGTATTCGTATCGATGCAAGTTCCGAGAGTTGATACCAAGCGACCGATATTCGGTTGCCCATTCCATAGGGGAGTATCCCAACCGGTGGGCCAACCTTGCCACGCCATAACCTCGGGCATATGTCCCGAGGTTTCTAATTGTCCCTCGGGATACATGGCATGAGTATCGCCAATTCCGGGGGGAACATTCGGACCGACGGAACCGACGGGAGAATTAGAGTTTGGGATATCGTCCCTCGGAATTGCCCTCGATCGGTAGTCGTTAATTACGATCAATTGTCCCTCTCCCATTGGGACTCAATTTATACTCGGTCTTGCCAGGGGCGTCAATCAGTGATTTACTCCCGAATATGCCGCACGGTCGATATCAGGGACATTTACGCACACGGGAATACGTGGCATTTAAGTCGATATTGCTCACGGAGTTTATCGAATGCCACGAAACGGGTTGCTCGAATCGAGCGGTAACACCCGATCACGTCCCACCGGTATCGGAATTCCCTCACCCCTCATTATGGGTAGGCGAATTGAAACCGCACTGTAGATATCACGCAAATAGGCAAGGGGCGGAAACTCGATGGGCAAGAGCGAAAACGCCTAGTCTCACAAGGGAATGGTGAATCATGGTTGAGGTTGCAAATACCCCTCGAATCGGAACGCCTCGAAACGAAACGATGATAACACTCGGGGGCTATTTCGATGATATTGCTCGTGAGTTAGGGTATTCGTCTCACGGTTGGCAATCACACCTAAATGCCGTATCGACGCAATTATCGCCCAGATATCATCCATTCCCGGAGCAATCATCCCTCAAATTGCACGCCCAACATGTGGGTTGCCTCGTCGGTAGGCAATCGGGGAAAACGGCGTGGGCAGTCGGGAGAGTAGCAGGGCAAGCATTACTCACGTACCAAAAAGATATCGCCGAATTAGTCGGGCTCGATCATATCAAACCGCAACGAATTATCTACACCGCTCAGAATAGGGTGAATGCGGTTGAGAAATGGCGAGAACATACGGATATCATCGTTAGTTCCCCGCTCGGTAGATATATCGAACATGTAGCGGGGCAAACGGGCCACGAATGCACGACGTTTACGAATGGGTCTACATATCGACCAATCACGCCTAATAAGATGGGCGGGCGTGGTATGTCAATCGATTTGGTTATCGTCGATGAGGCGTTAGCGCATCCCCTCGGGTTGCTCTCATCGTTGCGACCCACAATGGCGCAACGGCATTCCGCTAACGGTTGTATCGGTTCTCAATTCGTAGTGATATCGAATGCCGGTAACGATGATTCGGAGCTATTGAATCACTTGCAAGATATCGGGCAATTAGCGGTACAGAATGCCGACGATTCTCGGGTTTGGTTCGAATGGTCAATGGCTCCGGGAAGTGATCCGCTCGATATGCAAACATGGCGAGAGACAATTCCCACACTCGAACAACCGAATGGAATTTCCCTCGAATTCCTCGTTGAGGAATCAAAAACGATGCGACTATCGGACTTTATGCGGGAGTATCTGTGCTTCCGAGTGAACGATAGTGACGACCGGGTTATCGATTGGGAGCAATGGAAAGCGCTCGAACGAAACGACGTATTTATGGTGAACGACGCTATTCTCGCCATCGATATCTCGTGGGATAGACAGCGTGCCTCAATCGTTGCCGCTTCCTCGGAGGGCCCATACATCCCGGTAGAAGTGATCGAATCCAAAGAGGGAGTTGATTGGTTAACCGATCGAATTATCGAGGTTGCCGAACGATGGAGATGCCCCGTTGTAGTTGATACCGCCGGACCGGCGGCGGCAATGCACCTAATCCTCGAATCACGAGGTATCGAGGTGATTCCATTTGCCGCTAAAGATGTTGCAATGGCGGCGGGATCGTTCTACGACAACGTACGAAACCAACGGATTTGTCATCGGGGAGATTGGCGCCTAAATGATGCGGTTAGGGGGGCAACCAAACGACCAATTGGCGAGCGATGGGGATTCAACCGGAAAGGCAACGTTGATATCTCGCCCCTGGTTTCGGCGTCGTTTGCCGTGTTCGCAATCGATGCCGGGATGGTCGATAAGGGCGCTCTCTATTAGCGGGCGAATTCCTCGAGAATTGGATATATTCGAGTATAAACGAGGGCGGATATCGGTCGAATTGAATCGATATCGAGCGAATATAACTCGATTACGGTGGAAACCATTTAGTCCCGATATCAGTAAAAACAGTGATCGCTGTTTTTGGGGACAAAAACGGCGA